ATGTTCATATTGTACTCAATAAGGATGTTATTGAATTGCTACAAGCCTATCTTTCAGGAAGTTTTATTACTGCTCTGATGCATTGTATAAATGGTCAGATAGAACACAGATATTGCTTCTTGAAAGCTGGTCAGAAAATGAGAGAGTTCGCAAATCTCTTTGAAATGACTGCTTATGCATTTGATGTATCACTTAATGATGTTACAGACAAAATGGTTGACGAGGTTTTGTATATGAAAACTCGAACAGACAATTTCAATATTACTGTTTCTAATCTTGATCAATATTATGTTGTTAATACTGGAGGGGATGATTTCAGAGGCGCTGGAAACAGAGCATCTGCTTTTTATACCTTTCCTAAATTGAAACATGAAATGAAGATCAATTTTGGAAGAGACTATACTGGAACAGACAAAAAAGACGTCATTGGAAATGGACATGACGCATATCTGGGCTCTACTTATTTAGCAAGAGGGTTTAGAAGAGCAAACGGGATGATTTTTGCCCCGATGCTTCTTGAGGATATCATAGACCAATTGAATTGGATAACTACAAAAATGAATGCTCAGGAATCGATGGAACTCAAGTGTCAATCTGCACTCAGAGAATTTTTCCATCACGGAAGAGAGGTATTTAATCACTGGAAACAAGCAATAAATACTCAACTTCGTGTGCTTGGCTACCAACCTGTAGCTTACACATATGACCTATTACTACAAAATTATCTTAATAGTAAAGAATTACCTACTGAAGTCGCACAGCCTAAACTAGACTTGGAAGGTGTAAAAACCACTATGTTATTCGCACAAGGATATACATCAGTGAGGGATTCTTTTTATGGAACATTTGGTTTTGAACCAGTTCATGATATTAAAGCTAGTAAGATGCATGGTCATTACACTTGTACAGCCATCATTTTTGGACACAAATGTTGTGGTATTGAAGGCACTAAAAAGAAAGCTCTTGAATCAGCGATTCGAGCATTTTGCAAAAGTAATAATCTGCTTGGAGCAGATGGAGTGACTATTAATCCTGGGATTTTCTTTAATGAAATCGGGATTTCTAGCTCTGGCGCAAAATGGAAAGGAAGACAGCTTATTTTTGATGCACCACCAACATCACCAATTGATTTTGAGAAGATGGAACTTGTTGAAGCGGATGCCGTACTTTCAGAAAAGACGGAAGAACTTGAGAAAATGGAAGAAAAACATAAAGATAAAAGTCTTAAATATACTCTTGTTCCATTTGCTGATAGAGTTGCAAAACAATATAAAACTATTGATCTTCTTAGTGATCGTGTTGATATTAATGATATGGATATGCTCATTACACGCAAAAATCTTGCTGAAATTAGAGATATTGTATTTCACAAGGATCGACAATATGCCCAAGCTATGGATAGATTACAGAAATTAGAAAGAGAAAATAGAGCTCATCAGACCATGATTAAGACTATGCAGGTCCAAATTGATAAAGTATCAGTTGATGGAATATCTGCAGATTTTCAAGGATCTGTTGCTATACAAGGACTAGAAGCTAGACTTTCTATTGCAAATCAAAAACTCTCTGAGTTTCTCCCTGCTATTAAGGAGAAAGATGAGAGAATTGCCAATCTTGCAAAGATGAATGCAAAACTTCTTCATGATGAAACAGGTATGAAAAATGCCATTGTTAACCTTGGAGGGGAAAATGCAGCTCAGGCCCGAGCACTTGCAAGAAATCGAGAGATCATTAGAACTATGAGGGAAGAAATTATCAAAAACACTGAAAATGTTGTTGCTAATTTAGTCGCTCAAGGAGACTCACCAGACACTACTCTTAGTGATGCCAATGCGGCGAGTATTGAAGTTAATGAACTCACACAAATACGGGATACAGCA